CGTCACTATCTTGTGCAAGCGTACGCTCTGCTCTTGCATTTGCTGAATTAGTTCCATGAGTTATTGACATTGGAAGGTCTTCTGTATTAATACCAAGCTCTTTAGCTGTCTGAATTGCTGAAGCATCACCAACAGTTTCACTACCTTTTGCAAAAGCTTCTTTAACTCCAAAGCCTAAACGCTCTCCTCCTAACATAGTCCCCAAGCCTTGAGCGCCCTTTTTAAATCCTTCCACGCCTAAGCCAAAGCCTTTTTTAACTACATCACCAACATAAGGAGATACACCACCACCTAAAGCACTAAAACCACCAGCACTTGCATAGTCACCTAAATCACCACTTGATATTCCGCTTGCGTGTCTAATCCCTTCATCAACTAATCCCTCTGCCCCACCAAGTAATCCCGCTTGACCTGCAAGACCTAACTTAGTGCCTGCGTTTAACAAAGCACCAGTACCTAAAGAAACAGGTGTAATTGGGCTTGTAACTATGCTTTCAAATAGCTTCCCCCCAAAGCTTTCTGCTTGTGGCTCTACTGAACCCATTTGAGTCAAAGGGTCTTTGCTAAATAAACCATAAATAGCATTCCCCATTCCTCCTAATTGGTCGGAAACTCCTGCAATAAATTGTGGAATCATACCCTTTTCTAAAATTTCAGCTCTTGCTTGGCGTGGAAACCCTGCTATTTTTTGAGCCACTTCTTCACGACTCATGCCTTCATTCATTCCTTGATCCATAATATAATTAGCCATAGCAACAGGATCATCTGCAATTCTTTCACTCACACCTATATTTTCAAGAGAATCGCTTGGGGTTCCGTACTTCTCAGAGTAAGCCCTTTGAATATCTCCAGGTGTTTGCCTAGTTGATTTTGTTAATGTTGATGGAGATTGGCCTTTATAATCCAAGTCATACTTAAAAAGACCTTCCTCCTCGTTAGTTAGCATATTGCTTTCTTGATTAGAATCTTCCAAAGCTCTTATTTCTCTAATCTTTGATAATATTGCACCAAGCTTTGCATCATCTTTTTTAGCTATTCCAGCAAGAGCTTCTTTAGGAATAATCCCATCACTCACAGCATCACCAAGTTCTCTAAATATTTCTTTTGTTATATTAGCCATGTTTACTCGTTATCAAAGTTTAATTATAGATTCTACAAAAAAAATGAATCCGAAAAAGAAAATTGCACCTAAAAATTCTCTGATTATTTTGTCTGTTTCTGTTTCCATGTTAGTCACCTTCCATTAGTTTTAGCAAGTCAGCATCTAATCTTTCTCTATCTGTCAAACCATCAGGAGATTTCACTTCTCCTTCATCACGCTTTTCAGATGTGTTAGGTTTGTCTTTAGGATTAGAATTTAGCTTTTTATAACTAATAACATCTGTCCAATCAGGTATTCTGTTGAAATTCCTACCCATCATTTGTCTAGTTAATTTGGCAGTTGATTGCTTCTTAGCTTTAGGATTCACGCTTTTCCAATCACTAATACCATCTTTTATAGAGTCCTCAAGCCTATCATTGTAATCTGAAATCATAGCGTTGTACGCTTCTTTAATATTTCTCAAATCACGCTCAGGTATTCTATTACCTGAACCAATGAACTGATCCGCCCATGAATCAACTTTACCTTCAACGGAAGCATCAAATCCCAATTGTAGCTCAGGCATAACGATTGCTTCGTTTGAAGCTATCCTAGACATTCTTTTGACAATTGTAGCTACTGCTTGAGCATTACCTTTTGATGCACTTGTTATCAATGGAGTTATACCCTTGGCAACTTCAGAACTAGCTCTTAAATCTTTGTTATTCTTTTGCCAATTATCCCTAAACTCGTTATAAGTTTTACCTGTATAAGACTTCAATTTAAGATTATGCTCTTCTTGTGACCTTTTATCGTCTTCAATCTCCTCAATAGTTTTACGAGTGTTACCTTTTTTAGACCATTTTTGACCTTCATTAAATGCAAGGCTATCGTGTTCACCTATAACTGTTTGGTATTCAGCGAATTTTTCTTTAAAACCTGGATCATTTTGACTCATTGAGTTTAACTCATTTTCCAATATATTCAATTTAGTTTCAAATGGAGCTTGAGCTTTAATTGCTGTTTGAATACTCTGAGCATTACCTGTAACACCTCTACGACCTACATTCTCAGCTCTTTTTCTAAGCATTTGATTCTTCCCAAGTGGGTCGGCCTTAGCCTCAGCAGATTCAATTTGCATTTGAGCTTTTAAATCACCTGTTAGCTTGTCATATAACGGAATATCTTGAGCATCTAAAGCTTTAGTTTGCGCCTCTCTAATGCCTTGAAGTTCAGCACTTCCACCTTGTCCATCCATGATAGCTTCAGCTCTTGCACTACCTAAAGCGTTCAAGGTTGCTCTGTCTTCACGTTGTCCTAATGCTTGTTGGTTTCGATTCATTTGACCGAAAAGTTGGCTATAATTACCACTTGTCGGTTTACTCATTTTTACTAGCTCAGGTGTTTTAATGGCTCCGAGTGCGCCTAGTTGATAAGCCATTAACTTAAAGCCTTATTTGCGCCAAACATACTATAATCTTTGTTATAAGGGTTTGATACACCTTTTGGAGCATCACCTCCACCACCAAGCGTACTAGCCATACCAGTCATACCACCAGAGTAAATGTTAGCACCTAACTCAACACCCTCATCAATAGCACTCCCAACATTGTCACTCATGCCTTTAATAAAGTTTGCATTATTTTGATAAACTTGTTGCTCTAATTGTCCTAGACCTTGCTCTGTCTGCATACCTAAGTTAGCTTGACCACCTTGAGCGCCAAACATATTTTGACGAGCGCCACCGCTTTGCTTCAATAGGTTTCCATAACCTTGCATTTCTAAAGCATCATTTTCACGCTCTTGTTTAAATCTATTTAGAAAGTCATTGTACCCAAATTGGCGTTCCTCTTTTGCCAAATTAGTGGCTCTATCTCTAAATTGTCCAGCAATTTGTTGACTTCTATCTTGTAAAGCTTTGGCAGTTGCACCACCACCCGAGAACATACCACCCCGAGCCGCAGCACTTTGTTCAATGGCCTTTGCTTCTTGCTCTTGAACATAGTCTTGGTAAGGGTCTAAGAACTTTTCAACATTTAGATCACTATTGAACTGCCCCATTTGTGGAAGGTCACGAGTTTGTGCTTCACGATACCTAGCTAAATCATCACCATAAGTTACAGCATCTTGACCATAGGCATCAATCTGCCCACCATAGAACTCATCGCCTATTGCCTGTGCATCTCTCATGCCTTGTTGTTGCGCTCTTATTCCACGCCTATTTTCATCTCTTATAGAGTCACCAGTAAATATACCAGCTAGACTTTGACCTAATCCCATAAAAATTCCCCTTCTTAATTAAATATACTACTTCTTTGTACTTAATGCACCTTGAAGTATATCACCCACATTTGATGTGTATTTAAAACTTAATCCATCCACTAAAATATATTCCTTGTGAATGAGTCCACTTGTTAAAACTTGCAATATTCCCTTGTAAGCTTTAGGCATATTCAGCGTATATTCTTGAGCTTTTTCAAACTCTACAAATATATTAGCACTCCAAGGTGTCCAACAGCAGGAGCTATTAGCTTCCTTTGTTGGGGCTGTCCTTACCCACTTTCCTGCCATTATTTCAGTAATATCCGAAAAGGCTTGATTCCAACCTTGTGTCAGCAAATGCTCTGTATTATTAACTTTGTTGTTAAATTCGTCAACGTGTTCCAACATTGAATGACTTGGAAAGGTGTAGAACTTAGCCATTATGGTAAACTACTCATTGAATATCGAACTCTTGCTTGGCCTGCCATAAATTGCATATTTTCCGTAATTGTAACACGAAAAACAAAAGTCCTAGAAGCTCCTAATCCAATCCACTTTAAAACCCCAGCATAGTTACCTGTCTTTTGAAGCTTTGCAGGAATCTTACCGCCTGGATAAGTATTACCTCCATCATAAGAAACTTCTAAAACAGCCTCGGCATCTGCACTAGGGCCAGTAAGAGGGGCTATTCCCTGCAAAATATCCCAATTAAACTCATGGCAAACAAAGTTTTGCAGATTATTAAACATTTGCGGGCCAGCGTATTGTCTTATAATTGGCTTTTTTTTGTCTACTGTGTTATGATCATAATCTGTGTAAATATCGTTTCTAAGTTCCATTAATACAGGAGAAATAAGATTACCTACCACTATTTTACCCCAAGCAAACGCAGAAAACAAAGGTTCCCAAGCTTCAACAAAACCCTTATTAGGATCTCTTGAAGCACTTATGTGCCATTCACCCGTTAATGTGTTGTATGAATGTGTTACACCCCTAGAGGTTATTGTTTTCCCTTGAAATACATAGTCACCCCTTGGAATAGTTATGCAGTAAAACTGATTACCACCATCTTGATATGTAAAGCCATAAGCAAAAGGTGTTAAGTCTGCTAGTTTCTCTAAAGCATCTTCAACACTATGGTCAGAAATACGAACTGAGCCATTGCCTGCACCCTTAAAAATCATATTTCTACCGCTTGCATTAGAGCCAAGCCAAAATATATTGTTGCCAATTGTTGCAACACTATCAGGAGCGCCTACACCAATGGAAGTTCCTGAGCCACTTGTATAAGCCAAAGGTTCGTCTGGGTTAGCTGTTGTTGTAAATATTTGATAGGTTCGTGTGCCATAAGCCCACAAGTCACCCTGTCTTACTTCAATAGCAGTAATAGGATCACTACTTAAATCAGCAGGGATGTAAGATAGTGCATCCCAACCCTTAGAATTAGCAAGGTCTGAATACCAAATGAGGTTGTTTTTTATTGCATCCCCCAATGTAGCACTTGAAGTTATTGAAGGGTCTGCTGTGATTGCGTATAAGCGCCCAAGCAAGAATTTAACTTGAAGAGGCTGTGTGAATGGCAGTTCTGAAGTTATATCTACAACTTTATCTGTAAAAATATCAATAGAAAACATTGCAGAACCTGTTGCAAGTACTACATCAAAACCATTATCTGCAAATGACACACGTTTTGTATCTAAACCAATATCAGCAAGAACTACACTTATAAGCTCTCCGTATTGGTCTTTATATGTGTAACCAACCTTAGAGCCATAAGCCCAATAAAGATTACCACCCACATAAGGGCTAGCGCCTGTTAGATGTAAACCTCTGCAAGAGCCAACACCATCAACAAGGTATTCTTCCAAGTCTGAAAGTAAAGTAGTTCCAGGTGTACCAATTAATAAAGCTTCATATTTAGCTTTACCTTCACCGCTTTGCATAAAGCAGTTAATAGCCTGCCTTGAGGCCATTGAATTGCCTTGAAGTGTATAATTCGGGCCAATCCAAGGAGCCATCTGTGCTTCTTGCATCATAAACCCCCATTAACTATTGAATCGGAGTTAATATCATACCTTGATTTTGAAAAATAGTTGTTAAGTCTAGGAACAGGAGCGCCAGTCACTTCTTTTATTCTCATTAAAGCACTTGAAAACTTCGAGTTTAAGCTTCTAGCTTTTTCAGTCAACCCATAATATTCAGCAATAAGTTCAGACAAACCATATAAAAGCCCAGCATACATTCCGCTTGGTAAGTTTACATCATCATCTAACTCATAAGCTTTAACTTCACCATTTACAGCTATCCTTACATTATAGCCTGCTAGATTAGGGTTAGTAAACACTAACTCGTCAAAAGGGTTTCTTGTTCTATTGTACATAAATTGAGAAGGAATGTTAGTTATTGAATCATTGAGAGTCATTCTATAAAAGTCTTCTGGTGACATTTGACTTAGGGGAACCCATACATTACCCACGTTCACTTGTGATTGTAATATTTGTATGATTTCTTGATTAACCACTATATCGGGTTGTGGTTCTGTTATTATAGGGTTGGCCAAGCCAATACTATAAGAGCTTGTATTGTTTGTAGTTGTGAAGTTGTATTCAGTAATAGATGGCGACCACAATCTTTGTAACCTAAGCTGTGGAATTAAATGTAAGTTTAAAAACCTTAAACCAATATCAGTATCTTCAGCAGTTACAGCTTGGCCTATACCCCTTACTCCACTTGTTTGGAACGCATCAATTATCAAATCACTAGCTTTAGGTATTTCCATCACTTACCCCTTTTCCAGCCTTTACTGATTAAATCAGTAAGCATTGGGTCGTTTTCTAAAAAAGTCATGTTACCATTTCCACAAGGGGAAATAATTTTAATATTCTTAGGTTGCTTAGTCTTTGTAGCTTTTGGTTTTGGCTTCGGTGTTTTTAAATTTAACTCGTTCATAAATGCCTCTTATATTAAAAAAGGGGTAGAGCCTAAACCCTACCCCATTAAATGTAACTTTAAAACCTAAACTTTAGGCACTAAAACAACAACACTGTATTCTGGGCGTTGAGAAATTGCTTTTCCCCACACATCAAAACGTGTTGTTTGGTTGTCATTACCAATTGCATACTGAGTAGCAACACGAATTGACATACCCTCATAATCAGCACGTTGAGCGTTTGCACCCTCTAAGTCTGTTCTAAGTGGTAAGCATACCGCAGTAAATGCTTTTTCATTGTACATAAGTACACGATCAAACACTGTTACTGTATCAGTTACAGCACTGTCTTTAGCACCTAAGATGCTTACAACAGTTGCAGTTGTTGGCAAAGAAACAACGTTTTGTCTTCCACCTGGATCACCAGCACCGTAAATTTTAGCTGAATCATCAACAGTTATAGCAACAGTTGCACCGCCAGCAGGAATTGTAAACGCTGTTTTAGCTGTGAATGTGTAATCTGTACCAATTGAATCTCTAGTTTCAGGGTTTACACGTTCAACACCTACAAAACTAAGAATAGTTCCAGCAGGAAACACTTTGTTTGCAGTTTGATTGCTAAATGTTACACTGATTGTGCTATCACCTTCAGCTACATTAACCGCTACTAGACCTGTACCACCAAGAGCAGGAACAGAAAGAGTTGGGAGCATATTGTAAGAATGCATTGAAGAACCTGCATATTCAGCAATATAACCTTTTTTAACGATAGACTCGTTAATGCCAGGAGTGAACAATGTTGCGTTTTGTCCTGAAAGTTGCGCTCTTGCAAATGGAGGGATTAGCATTGTTCTGCTATCCATTGGACAAGTTAGAGAGTCAAGAGTAGCTTGAGCATAAAGAACATCGTCAACAGAAATTTTAAATGCACCTACACCAGTTGCAATAAATCCATTCTGTACACCTACAAGACACTCACCAATCATCTTGCGTTCAATATCATTTGACAATTGCATACCTTGAGGATCACCATAACGTGATTTTTCATTAGTAAGTTCTAATTGTAGTTGCATTGTGTCAAACTCATGTGCTACTTTCAAGCGACTGTAAGTGTTATCCATTGGGAATGTTATAGGGTCTTCCACAAAGTCATTTAGTGTAATAGCGTTACCATTAGCATCAAGTGTTAAACTTGCACCATTAGTAGATTTAACACGAGCAGGACGATTAATTGAAATCGCTGTTCCTGTTTTGTAACCATTTGAAGCTTCTGTTCCAAATTGGTCTTTAAGTTGATTGTCAATTGTGCGTGGGAATACCGACTCATTGTGCATTACTGCTAAAGCGTTCTTAGCAAGCATCGAGTTAATTGCGATAAAATCTGCCATTTTTAATCCTTTTTAGCTTGTGGCTACTTTCTTAGAGTGCCTATTTCAAGCCTATGTTTTATAAAATCATCCATCCCTAATTGAGAAGGTCTAGTGATTCGGGGTTTAGTTTGTTGTTGCGGTGTCAAGCTAGTGCTTGGCGTTGCTTGTACAGGAGCCTTTACAGGTTCTTGCGGTGTTTCTACGCTAGGTTGCACCACAGGGCCACCTTGCTGTTGTAAGCCGAAAAGAATCATTGCAACATTCATAGGTGTAGAGTTTGAAATTCTTTGAGCTAGTGCAGGGTCTTTGGCCAACTTATAAGCGACCTCAGCCCCATTATCCATCTCTTTAATTGAATTAGCAATTTCTAAAGGAACCGCCAAAGACTTAACAACGTCTTCATAGTCAGCGTGTACCTCTCTAAATTGAGCGACTTTTTGATTCCAGTCTGCTGTTTGCTCTGTTGATATTTCAGTTTGAAGCTTCTCAGCCTCAGCCTTCATTGCAGTTTCTTGATAGCGGTCTTCTGCTACCTTAGCCACTCTATCATCAAAACTCATAGAGTCTAAATCTTGTTCGCCCTTAGCCTTTTCAAATTCTGCATAACGCTTTTTAAGTTCGTTTAACTCAGCTTCTGCTTTGTCGGCTCTTCTTGCCTCCTTAGCTTTTTCTTTATTAACCTTGCTTATCTTGCGTTCAACCTTGCTACCTTCTTCTCGTCTTTCATCCTTGCTTTTATTTTCGGGATTCTCAGGAGCTACCTTTTCATCCGTACTTTTTGCTTCGTCTTTTACAACGGGGTCAGAATCACCCACAGCCAGCCCTTCTGTATTTCCCACACCTTCGGCAGTTAAAGGTGTTTCGGTTTCAACAGGTGCAATCGGAGCAACAGGTGCTACCTCTTGACTACCAGTTACCACTATTGAATCTTTTATATCAGACATCTAAGCCCCTATCCCACGAGTAAAGAAAAAACTATAAGATGCTCTCGTGTTAGCACCTTATAGCTTAAATATATATTAATTAATCTTGTAAATACCTTGGAATTTTTGCAGTCTGTTCTATTCCTGTTGTAATTACTTCGTTTTTAGTGTCTTGAATAGCTTTTTCTTTCTGTTTGATAAGGTCGGCTTGAAACTCATCAACTTGCCTCTGCTCGTCTGCTGTGAGCTTTGCAGAAAGTCTTTGGTCTTCTGAACCTTGCTTAATAAGTTCCTTTCTAATATTGTTATCGTTTTGCATCTCCCTATCCATAATTTTAGTTTGAGCAGAAATGCTTGCTTTTTCAAGTTCAACCTGTGCAATAACTTCTTGACTCTCTACTTTAGCCTGTAATTGAGTAATCATTCCTTTAAGTGCTTCAATGTTTTGTGTTTTCTGTGCTAGTGCTTGCTCTGCTTCTTGCATCATAGCCATAGCTTCAGGAGGAATGTCACCTTCTTCTTGATCTTGTAACTCTGGAGGCATAAGTTTTTCCATACGCTTCTTAATTCTTTGCTTGTCGCTAAGAGGTTGTGAATCGGCCCAAATATCCATAAGACCAACTCCACGCTCTGGACCAAGTGCAGAAACCATTGTTTCAAGTGCTACACTTGAGGCTTTTCTTTTCATTTCCATGTGAGGGCCTGCGCCAATCTCTACATCTAACATCTGTACGATTTCGGGAGTCATTATCAAGCCAAGGTCTAAACCCATTCTTGAGCTTTGGCCATATTCATCAATTATAACTAAGTCACGCATACCATTGTAAATGCTTGGCATCATTTGAAGGCCTATTCTAGCAAGTTGTGTTATTGAACTCATTAAGTTATCAACAAACATTGCAGTAGCACTTTCTGCTTGTTCCATTCTTGCAATCAATGACTTTCCACTTTCCATAGCAGTTTCAAGACCACCCAATGAAGCATCACTTATGCCATTTGTGCGACCTATCAAACTTTGTAACCAATCTGCTACACTTTGAAGCCCTTGAGTTTGTGCTGTATTGTCTAGCCTATAAGGAGCCATGATGGGCTGTTGTGTAGTTGGGTCTATTGTTCTGTTTCTCAAATACGCATGGTTTCTTGAGTTTGCTGTTTCCCATTCACTAAAACCTTCGATGCCTCTAGGATCAACAACAAAGGGAACTTTAGGAGCATAAGCTACAAGCATCATAATATTAGAAGCTGTAAGGTTTAAGTTTTCATTAATCTCTCTACCTCTAGCAATAAGACCAGAGTATCTTCTAGTTGTGTCACCTAGTAGTTCTTCACCAATTACAGGAACAATGGGTAAACCATCTAAACCTTCAAATAATTGGTTATAGGCTTCATAATTTCCTATCATGCGTGTAATTCTTACACCAGTTTCTTCTTTAATGTACCAAATACAATCAAGCACAGCAGAGCTAGGAACATTAAAAGTCATTTTTGAACTAAAAGCCATTTCTGAACCTTGGCAAGCTTCTTCACCATAAAGTTCTTTGGCTTGGTCTTTGTCCATGTGGCTACAATTAACAGCGTATTGTGCATCTCTACCATCTAAATAAGTTGCTAGTGGGTCAATCATTATAGCAGTAGGGTCTGTTGTAGTCTTCAATCTTAGAACAGGTAAACCGTTTTCAGTTTCAACCGCCCAAAATAACCAACCTAAACCTGCTGTCACTGCACACTTCATAGCACCAACATAAGCACTTGAGGCTGTACTAGCCTTTTCAATACCACGCAAGACACCGTTAATTATTTCTTGAAGTTCTTGGTCTTCAGTTTTAACAGCCATTGAAGGAGGTGACATTCTTACACCACTAACTACTTTGTCAATGTAAGGAGGCAAAAGAGGCAAAGAAATATTTGTCATTTCTTCCGCTACTCTGCTTGCGTGTAAGGTGGAATCCCACATACCTTCGCCACCACTTGCAAAAGTAAAATCACTAGCCATTTGTGAGTATGTACTACCCCAAGCGGACTCTAAAACCTTTAATTTATTATCATGTAAATTTTTCATAGTTTCTCCATTATATCCTTAATATAACATTTTAACCAATAAAACCGCCTACCCTTCTTAAAGGCTGTGCAATCTGTTGTGGCTTCTCTTCGTCACCTAGCCACAAACTCATAGCCAAAGCATCACCTTCATCTGGACTCTTTACTAGTTTTTTCTTACTTTCAAGAGCAATCTGTTCTTTGTCTTTATATACAAATGTAACTCCACTTAGTTCATCCCAACAATTATCATTGTCAAGGCTTCCTCCTGTCTTGAGCCAATCCCTCATAATACACCATGATTCTGTTCTTGAATTAGAGTATCTATTAGCATCTCTGCTTTTCCATGAAGCCATCCAAGCAATAGTTTGAAAGCTTCTATTAGCATTACCCCAAGTATAGAGGTTATCTGCTACACCGCTTGAACCTGTTGCATCTACTATAACAGTGTCCCAACCATTAGTAACATAGATTTGTTTAGCCCAATCAGTCATTTCTTGAGTGTTACCTTTGGATTTTTTATGTACACTAAGAATTTCTTTACCTCGGCGCCGAACTATCACACTAACATCTTTACCCATACCAGACACATCAAAGCCAGCTGTTACTTTTAGTTTCTCGTTACGAATAGGCACACATTTCCTAGCTTCTTCAATGATAACAGGCTTAATTAGTACATTGTCCTCTGCACCCATGTATTCGCCTTCATAAACGTTTCTAAAGGCTATCGGGTCTGCAAGCTCTAAGGCATCCTTATCTGCTATTGCTCTCTCACTTAGGAATTTATTATCTCTCCAATTGGTTTCAATTATAGTTGTTTTTGGATAAGGTACTTCACATTCAACAAACTTTTGAGCTACTGCATCATTTCGGTTCATTGGATTGTATAGCCACATAATAACAGAGAAGTTCTTTCTTATTGTAGGCACTAGGGTTTCGATACTCTCACTTGTAACATAAGCAGCTTCTTCTACTACAACCAAGTCAACCTGTGCAAGACCTTTAATATTACCTTTGTTTCTCTCAAGGCCAATACTCGTAACAGTTGATCCTGTTGGCTTGTGAGTAATAACTTTATTACCCCATGTAAACTCACTCCAAACACCCATAAGAGTTGAGGCATTTTCAAGTTCACTCCAAAAGGATTCATCTATTGAACTACCAAATTGACGAGCTATAACTACTCTAAGACTTCTCTTGAGTTTAAGTAGCTTTTTATTTCTCATGTGATAGATCACAGCAAGGGAAGCACTCACAGTTTTAGCACTTGCTCTTCCTCCTGGCAATACTATGTGATTGGGTCTCTCTCCTGTCTCAGGGTCTTTGAGGGTAAAGAGAGGTTTGAACTTGGGGCTTGCTACTTCAAAGGTTGAACCCATTTAGAAAGCAGGCTCTGAGTCGGACGCTTCGCCACCTTCATAAACAGTCACGTCAACCTTATCTTTCCACCCTGCTTGAGCTTTAAGGAAAAATATCTGAGCTGTCGTGTTCCCACTTTTAGCACTATCAAACAAGGCATTACTGATAGCTTGAATCCCTTTAGCCTTGCCATCTTTTATGGCTTGTGTAAATTCTTTAGATTCCTTTTGCCTGTTAAAGTAGGTAGATGGAGAGATACCTAAGCACCTAGCCACCTCGTGAGAAGTCAATCCCCTACTAGCTAGAGCCTCAACTTTTTTTAAATCTACTTTTACTTTAGGCTTAGTTTTGAGCTTCTTTTTCTTAGGCTTATCAGTCATTAGAAACCTCCTCAAAAGTTCTACCATCAACTTCTAGTGT